AACAAACAAAGCAACAGATGCAGCTTCAAAAGCACAAAAGGTTCCAAGCAAATCTGGTGGAATTGGAAAGACATTACGAGATGTTGCTAGTGGAATCAAAGCCTTTGGAAATGCTAAGGTGTTGGGGGGAGCTTTTGTCTTAATAGCGGCCTCTTTAGGATTGATAGCATTGCTACCGGCTATTCCAACCATATTACTACTATCAATACCAGGAATAGGAATAGCGTTTAAAGCTAATATGCAAGGTGTTGCTGCCGGTCTCAAAGCAATGGGGAATCCCGCAGTGTTGGCAGCAGCAGGAATAGCAGCAGTAGTTCTCGCTATGTTTGGTGTAGCACTAATCCCACTAACATTTGCACTAAGCCTCCTTGCTCCTGTTATAGAAGCATTTGGAAAGATCATTATTGCTGTATTTGAAGGAGTGTCAATGCTTGTAAAAGCGGTAGCGGAATCGTTTGTGTTGATGTTTAAGACGTTTGCTGAAAACTGGCAAGTACTCATTCCAGTTGGATTTGGATTAATGGCATTAGGAGCTGGATTGCTTGCATTAGGGGTTGCTGCTTGGTTCTCTTTTGGAGGTATATTATTAGGTGCCATATCGCTAGCGGCACTTGGATCATCACTTCAAATGATCCAACCAATAATGGAAATGGGTGGATTGTCAGCACTAGCCGAGGGATTAACGTCTATATCTCAACTCGCGGGTGGTCTACTAGAAGTAGGCGCTGCAATCCTAGGCATTGGTGCTGGATTGGGATTAATGGCATTTGCAGGTTTAGCGGCCTTACCTATCATAGGAGCGTTAGTTGGATTAGCAGCAGTAGCACCAATGCTGTCATCCTTAGGTAGTCTTTTTGGTGGTGGAGAAGGTAATGCCAGCGAAGATGATCAAATGAATACGCTAATTGATGAAGTAAGACAGTTACGAGCAGCATTCCAATCACCAGGAGTGATAAACATGGACGGTCAAAAGGTTGGAGATGTATTAGGATTAGCAGTATCAAACTCAGGAATAGCATAATATGGCAGACGAACCTAGAAAATTATTTAAGACAATTAGCCTAGAAGAGAGGTTAGCATCTAGTGAGTACAACAGACTCCCTAACAAACTGCCTGCATACAACAACACACAAGGTTCTCCGCAGATCAATAGGAGTGCAGAACCTCAGGACAAAAACAGCAATGGTATCAACCTTCCACAAAGCCAATTAACCCTACCAAAGGAGGGGATTGTGTTAAAGGGAATTGTAAACGCAGAGAACAAACAACCAATAATATTAAAAACATTAGTAGAGTCCCCTCAAGCGTTATTATTATCTCCGAGGTTGTTTGATACTACACCACTACTAGACTCAACCAGACCGTTAGTACAGACACAGTTTGCTAGCAGCATTAGCTTGGAAAACAGATTAAAACAGTCCACTGTAACAAGCACTACACACCTACCACAGTTTTTTCTTAGTGATCTTTACACAGGGTATTTGGTAATATCACCTTTTTCAACATTAGCAATATCCGACACACAAACCATAGGTGCTTTAGCTAACCCTATTAGTGAGTTAACAATTCTAACTAGACAAGATGCTCAAGTCACTTTAGATGTGAGGAAGAGTGAGAACTCAGTAATATTAGCGCAGGGAACGTTCGTTGAAAATGACACATATAAGTCCTTAGCATTGCCAACAAATGTAGCATCGCAGGATACTATACTTATAGCGCAAGGTACGTTTGTATCCAACAATATCACCAATTCTTTTTCAAACATTGTTGAATCGATCCCAACAGCTAATATAAACCACGGAACGATAGAATTGCCAATTTACGAGGTCGCAATAAATCAAGGTATTACGCTAGACGAAACTACACCTATAGGAGAGCTTGAAATAAGTGCTCTTCAAGGTTTAGTAATTGACAACAATCAAATACAAGGTAGTGCACTAGAAATCAATGAAGCTTTTCAGACACTCCAATTAGTAGACTCACCAACACCAAGCATCAGTTTGATATTTGACACAATACAACTATCAAACGTACCAACACCAACCCTTGATGTTCTTGAATATCAAGCAGATCGAGCATTGGCATTTGGATCACCGAGGATTAAACACGGAACAACCATACTTGTAGTACAGCAGTATCTGGAGAATCGTACTCAGGCTGTCAACGATCCAATATCGATACACGGAGCAGTCGTTACTAATCCTTTTCCTCTTAACGAGAATGATAAGCCATTCCAATCGCCTGCAATCAACACATCTCCTCCTACTCCAAACCCTGCGTTAATACCACCAGAGTATAGTGCCATAATTGGATTAGGTAACAGCTATAATCAAGGAAGACCTACGGGTGAGAGCGCATTAGAGAACTCAAGACTCAACGTTCAAGCAAGAACCTCACCAGCAGCAGATCCACGAAAAGATCTTGATGATCCATCCTCGGACACAGATTTATTGACAATAAGAATAACATCTGGTCGCACGGGAGGAGGCGCACCAATAAAGTTAAAAGCATACCTCACATCCTTCAGTGACGGAATGACTGCAAACTGGAACGATTTAAAGTATGTCGGAAGACAAGACACTTTGAAGCAGTTTACTGGAGTAACAAGAGCAGTGTCTTTCGCAATATTAATGCCTAGTTTTAATGCAGCTGATGTAACTAATAACCTCAATAAACTTGAAAGAATCATTAACACAACAGTAGTGGGATCATTCAATCCAGGGGACAATTACCTTACAGGACCGTTAGCCAAGCTACGTATAGGTGGATTGATAGACTCTTTTGTAGCGTTCAGTAGTATTAAATGGGATTTTGACCCATCTGAAGCTACGTTTGATATTGATCGAGGATTACCACACTTATTAAAAGTATCATTCGATTGTGCGGTACTATCAACAAGTAAAAACAGATTGCTTAATGCAGCAGACGGTAATTACTTTGTTTAGTACTATTTATATACATGGCGTATAGCAGATATCAAGACATACCAGAAAAGAAGGATCAGAGGAATAGAAGAAGTGTAAGATCAACGCTCTATCCACCAATCCCAAGACACGACGAAGATATATATGTATTGACGACAACCGGAGATACGTTATACGCGTTGGCCGATAAGTATTACGGTGATGTTAATTACTACTGGATAATTGGAGTAGCGAATGAAAACTTAGATAAGAGCTCTCAAAATATACCTCCAGGATTGCAGTTACGAATTCCAAGCCAGCGTATAAAAATATTAAGAGACTTTGAAGACTTAAACAACCCACTAATATAAAGTTATGGCAGGCAATCCTTTTAGATCACGATCAGTCCCCAATTCCGTTTCAAGAGAGATCGAAGCAAGAGCGGATGGTGCAAAGTTATTAAAGTGGACAGCACAACGCTTTCCATGGATATATGTACAAAGTTGTGCTGGTGGAGGTTGTAGTAAAAAGTACAACGAACTAGGTAGCAATCCAAACAAAGGTGGTAAGGGTTTAACCCAACGAGGTATATCTTTATTTGGAAGTAAAGCATCGTTAGCTGCGTACGATAGGAACACTAATCAACCGTTGCCATACGTAGAATCGATGGACGTCAGTGCTATGGGTTCCCTTGGAACAACACGCAAAGCTAACATTAAGATTAAAGCATTTACAGATGATCAGCTTATCGAATTGCAGTACTGCTTTTTTGTACCTGGAATGGATGTACGTGTTCAATGGGGATGGAACAAAACCTGCACAGGAGAAACTCCTCCCCAAGTATTAACGGATCCAGCCGAAGACCCTACACGTGTAATATGTAAAATGAACAAGCTACGTAAGAAGCATGCAAACTATGACGGCTTCCACGGAGTAGTTTCCAACTTTAAATATAGTTTAAATGATAGTAATACATGGGACTGTGAACTAGAAGTCATATCAGCAGCTGATCCGTTCTCAAGCAGTAAAGTGGATAACTCTAAATGTCCATGTGCAAGAGAGGTGGAAAATGATCAAGGTGAGTCTGTAAAAGACTTTGGACCAATATACGCAGCACTAGCTGACATACATAATGATGGTGAGGATGCAGCTCGACGACTACTACGATCACTTGCGAGAAGGGTAGATAACACATCACTTCACGCTTGGTCTTCTTGGAACTATGAGGGAGTCGATCGAACAGAAACAGGATCGGATGTGGATGGTAGTTGGTATCAAGGCTGGTTTAAGGGAGAAGAGACAGAAGAATACTGGATATCATTTGCAACTTTTGTGGATATGGTAAACGCTTTATCCATTCCTAGCGTAGAAAAAGATAAAAAATGGCCTTTTGGTAAAATTGATATTAACGATGTATTGTTACCCGTACCAATGGTTAAACTTGGATTCGATTTCATTAACCAAGCCGGCTTGGACAATCAGAACGTTCCCATAATCCCCTTCTGCTTATCAGCAGATCCTCGTGTGTGTTATATAGACGGCGGGAAATTTCCAATATCTAGGATTGCAAATCTCCCTTGTAGAAGTGGAACTGCTTTCAACAACGCCATAGAGGAAGATGAATCTGGAAAACTAGTGGTACGCTTAGGTAGTATTATGTGTAACGTATCATTTCTAAATGGTCAGTATAAACAAGTGTACGATGGTGATGGCAATCTTAAAACATTTATTGATAATGTGTTGCGAGAGATAAATAGGGTTTGTGGTAATCCGTGGAATTTTGTCACCGTTGCAACAGAGACGGATTGTGGAGATGATGACGATAAAATACCAGAAGGACCTACAATCACAATATTAGACGATAAGCAAATACAAAGGTATAACGACCCCTTTAATGTGCCTGGAAAGGTGGATAACAGTGTATTGCGAAAATGGTCATTAGCAATGAAGATGACCGGTGCAATGAAGACACAAGCGTTATACGCAGGAAACTCACAAAAAACAAGAGGAAGTAGTGGTAATGATTCAGGTGGCTGTACTGGTACAGCGGTAGCACCTTTCTACTCAGGAAACAACATCACTAACAGAGCTAAGCCTAAACCAAGTGAAGCATCAGTTGATTGCAACGATTGTAATGAAAACGGCAAGTCAGCTTCACCACCTACCTTTGAAGACTTGGTAGGTGATATGTCATGGGAAGTGAATGATCAAACAGTTTCAGCTATGCAAGCATACATTGATCGAAAAGTTAGTGGTGAACGAGACAATTCAAGTTGTGCAGGAGTTCCATTACCGTTCGACTTTAGTTTCACATTGGATGGAATAGGTGGTTTTGAGTTTGGACAAATGGTAACATCTGACAGAATACCAAAAGAGGTACGAGAGAGCTTTAGATGGCAAGTAACAAAAGTAGAACACAGCATTACTGCCAACGATTGGGAAACAACTATATCCACAGTATGTCTATCTAATCCGTATGGTGAGGATGAGACACCAGGAAGAGCAAGCTAATATGGGAAGTACAAGAGATAATTTAAAAGCAACAAACACTAAGCGGTATAATAGACCCACACCGGAACAGATTATACCCGATGGCTTATCGTATAAGTACACTCAAGGAGGTGAATTTACTACTATAAGAGGTGAGGAATATATAGGAGAGTATCACATACGTAAGGACGGAAAAACATACACTGGTCCAAGAAAAATTACTGAAGGGTATGATAATAGTGAGCAGCTTCTCCCTTACTACGAGTACGCCAATAATTTTACTTATGATCGTCTTAATAAGTTTGTATCACCAGTAAAAGATCAAGCTGATCCAGTCCCATATGAGTATGTTGTACGAGAAGAGGAAGGTGTATATGAGGACGGGTATGATACGAGATTCTTTGTACAAAAAAGAGGAAAGGGAACTTATCCTATAGAAATTGATCAACCCCAACGAGATCGATTTGGATCTCGAGACGGAATTGACGCTCGCATATACAACGTAGTTGATCTAAGATGGCAGTTAACTGGAACACTTGAAGCAATCGAACGTGTGAACAAAGAGCGTGTAAGTCGAGGCTCCTTAATCATTCCGGACCTACCTTTATTAATTCGCAACTACACTCAATACGCTAGACCAACAAAGCAGACGGAATTTAACAGTTTAGATGCTGAGTTACGTACTAAAGATAAGTTTATCAAAGGGAGGGTACCAATTAAACAAACAATAAGTAGGGAGACTGGATTAATTATAACCCCAATTCCGTCTTCTAATCGGTAATTTTTTTGTATAGTTACAACATGGTTATAGATTCAAGACAACAGCTAGAAGAGCTAAAGGATAGAGATTTGATTGTAGTACCTATTCCAACCGACGATCGAGTTCATCCAACCCAAGCACAAGTAATTGCGTTAGCATTAAAAGATATCCAATCTGGACAATCATACGTAGTAAGTTTAAGTCATCCAGAAGCAATTTATCATATGACAAAAACTGATATTGAATTGCTGCAGGGTAGGCTGTATTGTACAAACATACCACTTATCTGGAACTTTTTTGATAACAATACACTCCACCGCTCTGAGATATATGATTACGATATTATTAATTATCTACACACAAACAAAAAACCCGAGACATTAATACAACCTATCGTAACACACTACAACAACGTAATGATGGCATGCAGAAAAACAAACGCACTAGTATCGTTATTGAAATTGCAGGAGAGAGTGGAAAAATTAGTAATTGATACAGAGTTACCTAACGGCTATGAGTTCTACAGCCAGACACTCAAAAGATCGCTAAATTGGATTCAGTATAATGGTCTCCAAATAAATGTTAATAAATTCAAGTCCGCTTATGGTAGAACTTTTAGTCGGTATGAAGATAAGTGCTACACACAATACAACTACTACACAACAACCGGCAGACCTAGTAATAGATTTGGTGGAGTAAACTTTGCAGCAATACCAAAGGATAAGACGCGAGAGTGTTTTATTAGCAGATTCGGTGACAATGGAACACTCGTAGAGTTGGACTTTAACTCCTACCATCCAAGACTGATTGCCAGCTTAGTTGGGTATGATTTTGGAAAAGAGAGTGTGTATGAGCATTTAGCTAAGCATTACCATAACACACCTAATCCGACAAAGGATCAGATAAAGCAAGCCAAGGAAGATACATTCAGACAGTTGTATGGAGGGATTAATAAAGAGTACCTAGGTATAGAGTTCTTTAAGAAGACGGATGATCTAGCGAAGAGTTTGTGGAGTCATATGAAGAATCACGGATGGATCCAAAGCCCATTATCAGGCAGGAAGCTTATACTGCGCAATTATAAGGATCTAACCTTATACACACTCTTTAACTATTTTATTCAGATGTACGAGACTGAACACAACGCGGTAATATTACAAGATATGGCGGAGCACTGGGTACAAGCAGGAGTGCTTAAATCTGTACCAGTATTATACACATACGATAGTGTTTTATTTGATGTACATAAAGATGAGCATAATTTAGTAGTGAATGATATCATACCCGCTTCGATTGATTTACAAAGGTTTCCTATTAAAATCAAAGGCGGAAATAACTACGCAAATTTAACTTTTTGCTAAACAGAAAACTATTTATTGTTATGGAAGAGACAAGCAAAAAAATTCTCAAGGAAAAAATACGTCAACAAGTGGAGGCGTATATGATATCCAATGGAATAAAGTTCTCACGCAGACCTCTTACAGAAAAGACTCAGGGTGAGATTGACGCAGAAAAGAAAGAGGTAGAAGGAAGAATCGCAACTAAACAAGAACAAATCAAAGCACTTCAAGCACAGATTGCAACCTTGAAACAAATGCAAGGAAAGCTAGCTTCAGAGAAGCCAGACGAAACATCAGGATAGTAAATGAAATCACAATTACTCTGTACTTTTACGACTATATCGGATCTACCGTCGTGCATCACCAACATTCATAAAACGTATTCTGTAGAATCTATTTCAAATATGAGATGCTACCAATATGTGGATGAGTCAGCAGTAGTGTGTATATACAATACAACAAACACACAATATAGGATGCAAGACACGATTACAATTAATCGTAAGAAAGACACAGAAACCTTATATAGTATTAACGCACTCAACGCTTTAATAAAAGAGCAAAACAATGGAGTGTTGGATAGATCATATAGAGTCAATTGGGCTCATTATGAGAATAAATTATTATTAACAGATAGAGATGGATCTTTTAGATGCGTTTCAATAAAACAATTACAATAAACGTTGCAAGAAAGGTAAAAAGTTAGTATAGTTAGTCAATGATTAGGTCAGAGAAGACACAAGGCATAGGTATAGTAGATTTAGAAATCATAAGAATAGCCTAGTTAGTACATCCAATACCTAATCGGATAGTTAAATATAGTATAAACCAAAAACAAAAACAAAATGGCATTAGACTTAGATGCAATTAAAGCGAAGCTAAACGAGCTTCAAACAAGTGGTGGTAGTGGAAACAAGAATTCAGATATGTTCTGGAAACCACCAGTAGGAAAATCTCAAATCAGAATCGTACCTTACGCATTCGACAAATCAAACCCTTTCCAGGAACTTTACTTTCACTATGAGATCGGTAAGAAGACTATGGTATCTCCTATGTCTTATGGTCGCCCTGACCCAATCGTTGAGTTCGCAGAGAAATTAAAAAAGACTGGTGATAAGGAAGATTGGAAGTTGGGTAGAAAGATCGAACCTAAATTCAGATGCTATGTTCCAGTGATCGTTCGTGGGCAAGAGTCTGAGGGTGTTAAGTTCTACGCTTTTGGTAAGAAGATTTATCAAGAGCTATTAGGTGTTATCACAGACCCAGATTACGGTGATATCACAGACTTAATGAATGGTCGTGATGTAACGATTGAGTGTGTTGCTCCTGATAAAGATGGTGGATACCCTTCCTACAGTGTTCGTGTAAAACCTAACACAACTCCAGCAACAGAAGACAAAACCATTGCTGAAATGATTGTCAACAACCAGAAAGACTTATCTACTCTTTTCACCGAGATGTCTTATGATGAAATGAAGCAGCAATTGGAGATGTGGTTAAACCCTGAGAGCGGATCTTCTCAAGAAGATGATAAGCCTGCAGGTAGACCAGTAACTGGAGCTAAGACAGCAAACACAACAGACGACATCTCCGCAGCATTTGGAGATTTATTTAACTCATAAACAACATGGCAAAGGAAAAAGTTACACCCGATGAAATAGCGGGAAGGGACGAGCTTGCTCAAGAGTTGGCAGCAAACTTAAATAAGAAGTTCAAAGACTTCAAAGCTGTGCACTTCTTAGGAGCTGAGAATACACAGACTGATCTTAATGATTGGGTGTCAACTGGATCAACAGACCTAGACCTGGCCATATCAAATAGACCTAACGGTGGATTACCGGTAGGAAGAATAGCAGAGTTTACCGGACTAGAAGCGTCCGGTAAGTCTCTGATTATGGCACACTTGTTAGCGAATACTCAGAAGAAAGGTGGTATAGCTGTTTACATTGATACAGAGAATGCGTTGAGTGAAGAATTCCTTACAGCAATTGGTGTTGATGTAAAGAATATGCTCTACCTACCAATGGACACGATTGAGGACATCTTTGAGGCAATCGAGAATCTTGTTTTGGATATTCGTAAAAACAGTAGAGATAGGTTAGTTACTATTGTTGTTGATTCTGTTGCTGCCGCTACAACAAAAGTCGAGCAAGATGCGGATTATGACAAAGACGGATGGGCTACATCAAAAGCTATTATCATGTCGAAAGCTCTGAGAAAGATTACAAACTTGATTGGAAAAGAGCGTGTTATACTAGCATTCACAAATCAGTTACGAGAAAAGCTTGGAGCAATGTTTGGAGACAAGTACACTACGAGTGGAGGTAAAGCGTTACCTTTTCACGCTAGTTGTAGAGTACGACTACAAGCAGTTGGTAAGATTAAGGATGGTGATGGTGAAATCATTGGAGTAGAAACACAAGCCACCATTGTCAAGAATCGATATGGACCTCCCTTCAAAAAAGCTAAGTTCAACATCTACTTTGATTCTGGAATTGATGATCAAGCTAGTTGGCTAGATACCCTAAAGAAGTATAAAGTAATTACTGTAGGTGGATCTTGGTACACGTTAGTGATGGAAGATACTGGAGAGGTGGTTAAGTTTCAATCAAAGGAGTGGAGAGATATCTTGAAGCGTGACGATGTGTATGCTTATTGCAAGAACGCAATCGAACAAAACAGCATTACATCTTACAGAACGCAAGAGGAGATTGATCCTGATGAGTTGAAGATTGATACGCTCAATATGGATGGAATCGATACACCACTTAATTTAGATGATGAATGAGAAACAAATATGCTAAGTTACTTAATCAGTTAAAGCTGAGAGAAGCAGAGGAACCAAAGCATAGAGATGATAGAGTGTTGCTCGTAGATGGACTTAATACGTTCATCCGAGCATACTCTGCCACTCCAACGCTAAATGCAAACGGAGAACATTGTGGAGGAATCTCAGGCTTTTTATCGAGTATGGGTCATGCTATTAAGACGATTGATCCAACTAGGGTTGTTGTTATTTTTGACGGAAAGAATGGCTCAGCTACAAGACGTAAACTTTTTCCTGAGTATAAAGCGCATCGCAAGATGAAGATCAGGCTTAATAGAGCTCAGTCAGTAGAGAAAGAGGATAACCAACTAGAGCAATTAATCAGATTGATAGACTACCTAGAAACTTTACCAATCACAGTACTTACATTAGATGGTGCAGAGGCAGATGATGTGATTGCTTATATCACCAACGAGGTACTTACTCCTAAAAACTCACACACATTTATAATGTCTTCCGACAAAGACTTTTTGCAATTGGTATCTAACAATGTGCATATTTGGAGTCCAACTAAGAAAAAGCTTTATTATGAAGATGACGTGTATAGTGAGTTTGGAATCATACCTCAGAACTTTGCGGTGTATAGAGCTTTAGAAGGAGATAGCTCAGATAACATTCCAGGAGCACCAGGATTAAAGCTTAAAACTATCATTAAGCGATGGCCTAGAATAGCTGAGCAAAATCCTATAACTCTGGATGAGTTCTTTCAGTACAATACGGAGTTGATCAATGATTCAAAGGTTAAAGCCTATGAAGCTGTTGCACAGAGTGCAGAAGACATTAAGTTGTATCATAAGATAATGCAGCTACACGAAACACTACTCAACAGCACTACTCAACTACGAATCCATAACATCATGGAAGATGATGTTCAAAAGCTAGCAAAGATGAAGTTTCACAAACTATTGATCGAAGACGGAATGGGTAATGCAATAAAGAATCCAGAGATGTGGATACGAGATATTGCAACAAAACTTAATCATTACCAAGAAATGTTGTGAGATCGATAAATAAGTAGTATATTAGGACCAATGGGAATACAAGATACATTTCAGCTATACGGATCAGGATTTCAGAATAAGCTTTTAGCTGTTCTAATCAAAGATCGCATATACCTACAGCAAATACACGACATATTGGATCCAAGCTACTTTTCATCTGAATCAAGTCAGTGGATTGCTGGGACGATAGTGAAGTACTTCAATACATACAAATCATCTCCAACCTTAGAAGTGATGAAGGTTGAGATTGATTCAATTGAGAATGGAGTACTAAAAACGACTGTTATTGATACGTTGAAGGATGTAATGACAAACATCGATGCACCTGATCAACAATACACAAAAGACAAGTCTTTAGGTTTCTGTAAGAATCAAAAACTCAAAGCAGCTATTCTCGAAAGCGTTAACCTATTACAACAAGGTCAATACGACACAATCAAAGCTGTAGTAGATGAGGCTATGAAAGCTGGAACTGATAAAGATATTGGGCATGAGTATATTGATCACATAGAAGCACGATTTGAGCAAAACAGCAGAAAGGTGGTACCTACTCCATGGGATGTTGTGAATGAGATTATGGATGGTGGATTAGGTGCAGGAGAGATGGGAGTCTTTGTAGCACCAGCTGGTATTGGTAAGTCTATGGCATTAGTGAACGCAGCAGCCAATTGTGTTAAAAAAGGACTTAACGTAGTTTACTACACGTTAGAGCTTTCCGATACATATGTGGGTGGTAGATTTGATAGCCACTTCACTGGCATACCTACATCCGATTTGAAGTATCACAAAGAGGAGGTAGAACAAGCCTTGGATAAACTGCCAGGCAAGTTGGTGATCAAGTATTATCCAACTAAGACAGCATCAGTAAATACAATAGCAGCTCACTTAGATAAATGTGCCTTACAAGGACTTAAACCAGATATCATGTTTATTGATTATGCTGATTTGTTAAGAGATACTGGAGCTAGTAAAACAGCAAGACACGATCAGGTGTTGGGTGGAATCTACGAAGAACTAAGAGGCTTAGCAGGACTGCATCAGATACCATTATGGACAGCATCACAAGCAAATAGAAGCGCAGCTGACATGGAGGTGATCGAAGCTGACAAGATTGCAGAATCATACACAAAGGTAATGGTTGCAGACTTTATTGTATCGCTATCAAGAAAGACAGCAGATAAGATAAGCGGTACGGGAAGATGGCACATCATTAAGAATCGATTCGGACCAGATGGATTAACGTTCCCAAGTAAGATGAATATGTCTGTGTGTGGTATTGATATCTTTGAGGAAAACACAATACTTGGTCAACAGACTAAGAAGATTATGAACAACGACGACAAAGTTATACGAAACGCTCTTGCAAATAAATTTAACGAATTGAACAATTTAATATAATGAAACTGCAAGAACTATATACTTAGATACTATTTATATTCAATGCGGCCGATTACAATACAATAACTAAAACTTTAAAAACAATTTACAATGACAATTTCTAACCAGATATTGAGTGACATCACTGTCTTCTTAAAATACGCCAAGTATGTTCCTGAGCTCAACAGACGAGAAACTTGGGATGAGTTGGTAACGCGCAACAAGCAGATGCATCTGAAAAAGTTCCCTAAACTTGCGGACGAGATTGAAGCTGCATACAAATTTGTGTATGATAAGAAAGTGTTACCATCTATGAGATCCATGCAGTTTGCAGGTAAACCAATTGAAATATCTCCTAACAGAATATACAACTGTGCTTATCTACCTATTGACGATTGGAGAGCGTTTGGTGAAGCAATGTTCTTATTGCTAGGAGGAACTGGTGTCGGTTATTCTGTACAAAAACACCACGTTGAAAAGTTACCAGAAATCAGAAAACCAAACACAAATAGAACAAGACGCTTTTTGATTGCAGACTCAATCGAAGGTTGGGCAGATGCAGTAAAAGCGTTAGTGAAAACGTACTTTAGTGGAGGATCAAAGCTCAAGTTTGATTTCTCTGATATTAGACCAAAAGGAGCTAGACTTGTAACATCAGGTGGTAAAGCTCCAGGACCGCAACCATTAAAAGAGTGTTTGATCAAAGTGCAAGGAATCCTAGACTCTAAGAGCGATGGAGATCAATTAGAGCCAATTGAAGTGCATGATATAGTTTGTCATATTGCGGATGCAGTGTTGGCAGGTGGTATTCGTAGAGCAGCTTTGATATCACTATTCTCTGCAGACGATGAAGAAATGATTGCATGCAAATCAGGTACCTGGTGGGAGACTAATCCGCAAAGAGGTAGAGCCAACAACTCAGCAGCACTGATGAGACACAAAGTAACAAAGGAGTTCTTTATGGATCTTTGGAAGCGTGTTGAATTGTCAGGAGCTGGTGAACCTGGAATCTATCTAACAAACGATAAAGATTGGGGAACTAATCCGTGTTGTGAGATTGCACTACGACCATTCCAATTCTGTAACCTATGTGAAGTGAATGCATCGGATATTGAATCACAAGAAGACTTTGAAGCAAGAGTAAAAGCAGCATCGTTTATTGGAACACTTCAAGCCGGATACACTGAGTTTCACTACTTACGTCCAATATGGCAACGTACAACAGAGAAAGATGCGTTGATTGGAGTATCAATGACCGGTATTGGATCAGGAGCAGTGTTAGGATATGACATGAAAGCAGCAGCTAAGGTTGTAAAGGAGGAGAATGCAAGAGTAGCAGAGATGCTGGGAATCAACAAATCAGCTAGAACCACTACTGTTAAGCCTGCTGGAACTACATCACTGACTTTGGGAACATCGTCAGGAATTCACGCTTGGCATAACGATTACTATATTCGTAGAGTGAGAGTTGGTAAGAATGAGTCTATCTACAACTACTTAGCGACTAACCACCCAGCTTTAGTCGAGGATGATTATTTCAGACCACATGATACAGCTGTAATATCTATTCCACAAATGGCACCAGAAGGAGCTATTTTAAGAACAGAGTCTCCCTTCCAATTATTAGATCGAATCAAGAAGGTCCATTTGGAATGGGTTAAGCCTGGACATAGAACTGGAAATAACACACACAACGTATCTGCAACTGTATCATTAAAAGAAGATGAATGGGAATTGGCAGGTGAGTGGATGTGGGATAATCGGGAGCATTATAACGGACTATCTGTACTACCATATGATGGAGGAA